GCTGCTGTGATAATGGTCTTGCCTGCGCCTGTGGCCACTTCTTGTATGCACTGCGGATTGGTCAGGAACTTGTTGATGATTTCCACTTGGTAGTCACGCAACACCATGGGCTGGCCTGCTGCTGGATGCCCCTGGGGCCACAGCACATGATTGTAATGATTCTCTGACACTGCTGCAAAGTCAAAGGTGGTGGAGTACTCACGTTGATCATCCAGCACCGGACTGTAGTCAAAACGATCAAGTATAGGCATGATCTCAGGCAAGAGATTCACATAAGTACTGCCACCCAGTTGAAAGTAGGCAATCTTGCCGTCCCAGCGCCCCAGGCGTACTGCGGGCAGGTAACGTGCTGCTGGGTTTTCGTACTTGAAGGCTGTGACCAGAGCCTTGCGGCAATCTAGATCAAGTCCTTCTATCTTGATATTGACTTCATCTCGGATTACTATAGTTGCTTGTTTCATATGTAGGAAGCCAATTCGGGAAATGTTTTTTTAAAATCCAAAGATCTGTAAGAGTCGTGTTTGCTAACAAACTGTTGAAAGGTTAAAAAATTAGTTGAATCATCGTGGTGGTCTAACATGATTGCCCAATTTTTAACAATGTCGAATTTACTAGTTTGTAATTTGTTAATAATTGTTGTCTTGACTGCTGACGGCCATACAGTAGGACGCAAGTGAGAAGGACGGTGAAGCTTTCCGAGCCAAGGTGTTGGTAATCCTACATTGTAACACCAAGATACAAATTCATCAAGATAAAAAATGTTAAAAGCACTCACTGTATGTGCAACACTGATTTGAATGTTAGAATTAGATTCTGCAAATTGTAAAAATTTAACTACGTTGGTGTTTAGTACATCCCAACTGGCTGGATACCTCAAATACTCGTATCTGCTGGCCACTCCGTCTATGCTAATTTGTAAATCTATGTGTTTGAACTCTGCCCATTTTGAAATAAAATTATTGTCAGGCCAAATTTGGCCATTGGTAGTGTAATGTATAGCTATATTTTTTGCTTGACCGTTTTCAATATAATGATCTAACAATTCTAGATGTTGAGAAATATTACTCAAAAAAGGCTCGCCGCCGTGAATATCAATGTGTATTAGATTGGGTGCTAATTTTGTAATACTTTTGACAAGATCTCTGCGCACTTGATTGTTTGGTTGTACAGTAATTCCATAGATGTCTTGGTATTCTTTGGCCCATTTGCTGGATGCCATTGGCCCACATATGATACATTTTAAGTTGCATACATTTCCGATGGCCAGACTCAGTGTCAAGATTTCTTCACTGTCAAGCTCATATTCATCGTAGTTTGTTTGGTATCGTTCGTAATCCAATATGCGTTTGCTTTTTACATTTGCTTTTTCTTCTATTTTACATCTTTCGCATCCTGTAGGCCATATGCCCTGTGAAAATTCTTGTTTTATTTCGGCAAGAAAATCACTAGCACGATACTCATCAATGCTGTGTGTGGCAATGTTGTGTTTTGCCTGCTGAAATTTACAACATGGTAATATATCACCATTGGGCAAGATTTCTACATTGGTCCAGGGAGCATAACAGAAGGTCATACAGGCATTGGTGTATATAATTTTAACAAAATCTTTTTGGCTTTATTGTTCATTGGTCGTTAACCATTTGTTGTATTTTTCCTGGCCCAGGGCCTGGTATCCTAAAGTTTGTAACTTTACAACTGCATGTCCTGCCAGGATCTCATCTAAGTATACTACATTGTTGGTGTAGTTTGCAACCATTTTACCAAAGTCCATTATCACTTGTGCATATGCGTCTTGTGTGTCTGCGCCGCAAAATGCAGTCATTTCTTTCCACACATGGGGTCGGTGTAGTTTTTTAAATCTTGTTGCGGCCCATTGAGCATCAGAAAAATTTCGACACACTATACCCAGTATGTTATGTTTGCGTTTGTAATGATATTCAAAATCATGACTAGGTACACTGATAAATGGCACTGTTGACAAAAACAAATCTTTGTCTGAGTCATTGGCAAACAAGTGTGGTTTTTTAAGTTGACATCGAACAGATGTTAGATCGCTTGGGTCTAAAATTTGTGTAACTGTGTCGCCGGCTGTGCCGCCAACAAAACAAACAATTACTGGACTTGCCATGCTGGACCTTTGTAACAAAACCAAAATTTTATATTTCCATTGGTAGCATCTGGGTTTTCCCTAGCATCAAAATTTCCCAATTGATCCTTGAATTTTTTCTCAAATGCCACATCGGCCCACACCAGGGTTAGACCTATGTCATCAAGACCATTGGCCCAGGAAGTAAAATACTCCACGCTGTCAACCGTCAGCCGATTGTATTGTATCTGTGTGTCTCTAAAACTGTAGAATACTCTGGCACCTGGATTTAAAATTTTAGTATATGCTGCCAGATGTTGTGTAAGTCCATCAATGTTCACCCAATGATCGCCTCGATTGTTTACCACAGCAAAGTTATCGTATTTATTAGGCACCACCAGAGATAATTCATCACGAGATCTTGTCAAGATTACATCAGGATAAAATTCTTTAACCACTGGGTGTATTTCAATCGAATCAACATGAGGCCAAATGTCTTTGAGATAGTACCCGGCACTGGCAAAAAATCCAATGGTTCCTTCTTGACAATTTTTTAAAATTTTAGCATCATATTTGTCAACAACTTTGTTAGAGCGCTTTCTGTTCCATAGCCAATATTGATGTTTGAGCCTGCCGGCACGATACTTCATGTATCTAGTTTTAAACTCTGTTCGATGCTCGTCAGTGTATATTTGTTCAACTAATTTCATACGCGGGTGATATAGTAAATACGGTCAGGTATGACCCATGTGAACCAATTTCCTGCATCCAGATAGTCAAGGCTCATGTCAACAACCACAGCATCTGGTAAAGATTTTTTAATCCATTGAGTGACTGCCAATGGATAATGTGAACTTAAAGTTTGGTCCCGGTACGTGTTGTCTATGTTGACATAGTGTCGATTAATACAAATCAACAAGTTAGGGCATTGGTTTAACAATTGATTTATTCTGTCAATTATACCAACACAAGGTAGTCTGCTGAATTTTTGATCTGTGACAATTACCAGGTCAGCTTGGCTCGGACTTGATACAGATAGTGTCTTTTTCAAGATATCTGTGTCTTTTTCTATGTACAAGTTTTTGTATTCGTTTAAAAAAACAAAATCTTCAATTTGTTTTTCTCGCCTTAGATAAACTTCAGTAACGTAATAATTTTTTTGAATTTTTCCCCAGACGCTGGCCCACTTGTACAACGTGTTAGGAGAAATCACATCAACCAATTTTCCTTGTATTTGATCTATCATAATAGTTAATTATATAGATCTTTTGAGCAAAAGTCAAAAAAATAGGCACTCCAAGGTGCCTATAAAAATCAGGACGTGGCCTGATTAGGGAGCATAATTCGCAACGTTATTTTGGTCCAACTGCTCGAACTGTGAAGCCAGCTTCGGCCTGTTCGTCGGCTTCGTATAGGGTATCCACAGCGTACAAGAACAAATCACCATCCCAAATTTCGTACATACAGTTCCTTAAGAGTTGACTATCAAAATCGCGCCAGGCCTGGTTAGGCAGCAGGCTTCATACATGTAGTTTCTGCCAGGCGCTTCCAGTTCAACATGCTCATCCGGCGCAGGTCTGCAATTTTAATTGCCATACGCAGACTCATTTCACGCAGACGATTCTGGTTGGTGTTCATGAAGTCAATGATCTCGTCCTGAACTTCGGGTTCAAAGTCATAGTCTGCAAACAACACACCGTCTTTGGCAATTTGCTTGATGCGCAGAATCTTGTCATTCATTGTGTCCAGTGTCAGGTCCAGGTAGTGGCAGCGACTTTGCAGTGCATCCAAGTGGTCTCGTAGTTTCTGGCTCTTCATTTTGTCAAACTTCAAGTTTGTGATAAAGATGGCACTGCCTTTGAATTCAAAACTGTCTGGGATGCCTTCGCGGCGCAGGCTGCTGCTTTCACTCAACCACGAAATCTTGCGCTTCTTGCCCGAATCTAATGCACCCTTCAGCAAGTTCAAGCTCACATCGTCCAGCAAGATTGAATCGCAGTCATCAAACACAACCACACAATTTTCGTCAGAATACTTGTACAAGGTCTGATACAGGCCAATAGGAGTAGCAGCACCTTTCACAACTTCTGCACGAAGCCGCTTGCCTGCCAGCTTGTCAAACATAGTGGCTTTTTCAATCTCTTGCTCCACGCCAAAGCTCTTGCCCACGCCTGGGGGGCCACTCACAATCATGGCACGAATGTCGCCTGTGACTGCTGCCTTGGTCATTTCGTGCAGGATGTCAAAACGCTCACGAATGCGTTCAATTGCCTGTTCTTCTGTTTCTGCTGGTGCAGCCACTGCCTTGGCAGCGTTGTTGGTTGTGTCTGTCATGCTACTAGTATACTCAATATCAGAAATGTTGTCAACACGGATACGAATCGTATCGGGACATTTAGGAAAAATATTGTTGTTTTGCACAGTGACATAATTGCCACGAGCACCGGTTTGAAATCCTGATACCAGCGTAAAAACTGAGTCCACGACTTTGTTGCCACGATACTCACCACGAAGAACTCGAACTGCACTCATTGCTACTCCCGTTTTGTTAATCTAAGTCTTATTGTAACACAGACGCCAATTTAGGTCAAATCAGCGGGCAAGGAACTCCAAGAACTGCTGTTGTAATTCTGCCACATCTTGGTGAGGCACATAAAAGTCAGTGGTTGGATCCCAGTAAGAACCCTCACGTGGGTCATAGTACAGCACCTGGCCATTGGGATAGAAAAAAGGGCCTTCAAGGCCCTTACGGGGTTGCCATTTTGCATCACGCTCGCCCAGCACACGATAACCCATGTTGTTCTCCTGTTTTGTTGACTCAAGCTGTATTATAGCATGAACAGGAATTTTGGGCAAATCAGGCCCTTGGAGTTTTATGATCTTAATATGCTATAAGCTGATTTCACAATGTTTTTTTCTTCAGCTGTGGGAGGACTGGTTCTTTCTTGAGGATTTTGAGGTATACCGTCAGGATTCAATACTCTTAACGCATCTTTAATACCATTGGCTTCTTCAAGAGTAGGGATTCTGGCTATTATTAGGTCAGGGTCAACCACAACATCACAAGTGAATGTTTGTGAGTCAAATATTGGATACCACCAACCACCTGATTGTTCAGTGTCTACAATTTGACGGATTTGTTCAACCCCGTTAATCTTTACATTAATTTTTTCATCAGGGTCGTCAGCAGCATGGTTTACACCTGTCCAAAAATCTTCAGGAGCAATGTTGATAACAAGCACATGATTATCAGGGTCTGACCTGTCCAAATTAAATTTTATTCCTGAATAATTAGCACCCACGCACCCAAAACACACTGTGCCGCCTGTGACCGTTAATTCAAATGGAATGTTCCCGGTTATGGCTGTGGTGCTAGTATACTCAAACATTACAATATTTTGATCGCCCGGTTGTTGGGGTCCAGATGAGGCAGTTGTTGGCACTGTACCCGAATATACCTGCTGCCCGTTGAATTTAGCAACAATTGACACAGGTCCTGATACTGAAAATGCCTGGCCGTAAAATTTAAAAGTTCTATTGATCATTGTGACCTCCTACAAGATATTTATCAAAAATGCAGCATTATTTCCAGTGTTCAACAATTAAGGAGTCTTGTGATTCATGTGGATTTGGGCGGCCGTGAAACACTATAACTGAGGTGTCCCCAGACACAGCAACACCTGTGCCCGGAGCACGAAATTGACGTTGTTGAAAATCAAATCCGCCGTCTAAACATTGCCAGCGATAGCTTTCAAAATATCGATCTTCAAAAAATCTCTGTTGACGTCGATCAATCACCTGTGCCAGGTAGTCCTGATCTCCAGGAAAACGTCTGCTGGTTTGTTCAATGTTGCTGGCCACAAACTGCTGCCACACATGGCTGTATTCAGTCACACGGAACCACATCATGCTGCTGTTGATCATGGTCAAGTGGGAACGTTGTAGATATTTAAAATCCCGTATGGCCCAAAACTGAGCAGGATCAAGATCTCGCACCCAGTCAATGTTGCGAACCAGTACCATGTCAAGATCTAGATACAACAAATTACCGGCATGATGTTCAGGATTGAATAGTTGCAGTTTGTACCACCAACTGCGACGCGGACCAGCAATACCTGGCCAATCGGTAAGTGAGTGTTTGATCATGTGGTCCGGCACTGGGCGATGTGCTTCAGTATACACATGAAACCTGATGCCACCCGACAAGTGTCGGTTCAGCATGTTGTACAGTCGATCCACATAGGTCCAGTCATAACCCGAACTGTGAATCACACATGCACAGTCAATTATGCCGTCAATGCGGGCAGGATTCTTTTTAGCCATAGTGCTTGTTTTATTTCGTCAAGAGTGTATTCAGTGTGGCAAATCTCTGTCAACCACTGGTGTCGGTCAAGATCATAAGGTTGATCTATGTTGTGTATTGCAATTGACACAGGGTGTGCTAGACTGGTTTTGTGAACAATTGGTCTAACTCCGGCTATGGCAGCTTGTATGCCTGGACCCGAATTGTAATTGACCACAGCATGATAATCAAAACGTATGTTGAAACTGTCATAGGTGCCAGCCAGTTTTTTGGGCTGATCCTGATGTATGTTCTGGGGCAGTTGGTTCCAGTCAAGTGCACAGCGTGGGTGCGGTCTCACATGAATTGGGCGATCAGTCACAGATCTAATCTTGTCAATAACATCAGACATCCAGGCTTCTTGTGTTATACCGGCCAGTTGGTGGCTGCGATTGTGTTGACCTGTGATCAACACAACAGGATTAGAACTGAGATTTACTGCCAGGCTCATGCCCAGACGTCTGGGACGGTCCAGATCAAGATTCTGAGTATGTCCGTAGTAGCCCGTGGCATCCACATGATTTACTGAGATCTTCCAGGTGTTGCCACGATACAGAGCACCTGTTTCAATAATGATCACAGGTTTGTTTTGTTCACGATAGTGCTGATAAACTGTTTGATTGGCCTGCATGCGACCTTTCCACAGCACACTCCAAATCACAGCAGCATCAGAGGTCCAGGAATTTTCTTGTGTTTGTATACCAGCAGACTGCAAGGTATCCAGTACTGCATTTAACACAGGTGGACCATTGAGTGCCACCTGAAAAGGGAAATAGGCTATGTTTTTGATCATAAGTATCTGATATGAAATACTCTGTAGTTACCACATTTAATGCCAGTGGTTATAAACAATACGGCAGTCGCATGATAGATACATTTTTGTCCACGTGGCCTCAGAACGTGCAGTTGCTGGTGTATGCCGAAGACGTTGTGGTCGCACAGCAAGCTCCAAATTTAAAAATAGTCAATTTGGCACAGGCCAGTCCTGAACTGGTTGAATTCAAAAGAGTCTGGGGCCACGTGCCCAAGGCCAATGGCGATGTGAGTGCTGACCCAGTACGCAGCAAACGCAAGGATGCAGGCAAAGGATTCAAATGGAATGCTGTGCGATTTGCACACAAGGTATATGCTGTGTTTCATGCTGCTCGTACTTGCGGCACTGAATGGTTAATTTGGATGGATGCAGACATGGTGTGTCACAACACCATCAACACATCAAAACTTGAACAGTTTTTTCCTGATTCTGCGGACCTTTGCTATGCTGGCCGGGCCAACAAATTTAGCGAATGCGGATTGTACGGCATGCATTTGACTTCTCCTGTTGCTCAAGAATTTTTAACAGAGTTTCAACGCATGTACGATGACGCTGAGAACGGAATTTTTACTCTGAAAGAATGGCACGACAGTTTTGTATTTGATGCCGTGAGGATAAAGTTTCTCATGCATGAATTGAACTGGAGCCAAGGGTTGATCACTGGTGAAGGACATCCACTGATCAATTGCGAATGGGGCACCTATATTGATCATCTCAAAGGTGCTCGCAAAGACCAAGGCCGCAGCAGAAGAAGTGATCTTGTGGTGCAACGAAAAGAAAATTATTGGCAATGACCTGGACCTATCTCAGTAAACGCGGAACAGACGAATACGTCAACATGTTTGCACATGGATCAGGCGCTCGGCCCACTGTGCTGGAAACCTGGGACTACACACAGGATTCCAATCCCTTGGTAATACGGGGTATCATGAAACACAAACTGATCAAACAATGCTGGACTGATGATCGACAGTTTAGATACATTGATTCAGGTTACTTTGGTAACAAACCCAGCGCAGCCAATCCCAGTGGATGGAAACACTGGCACAGAATAGTGGACAACAATTTACAACACGGCGCAGTGGTCCGGAGGCCTGGAGATAGATGGGAACGTTTTGGCATAGACATGCCTCGGCGCCGTCACGGCGCTGCCATCATAATTGCTGCACCTGACGCTAAACCATGTGTGTTTTACAACATCGAACTGGCTCAATGGTTGGCCAATACCAAGGCCGAGATTGAAAAATATACTGATCGCCCAGTTTACATTAGAGATCGCAATCCTGATCCTAGATTCCGAGCCAACAACACATTTGCACAACGCATTCAAGATGATGTGCATGCAGTGGTTGTGTTCAACAGTGTGGCCGCAACAGAAAGCATACTGACTGGTGTACCAACGTTTGTGTTGGCACCCAGCAATGCTGCCCGACCTGTAAGCAACACGGACCTGAGCCAAATTGAAGATCCGTGGTATCCCACCACTGACGAAATATATGCCTGGGCCAGTCATCTTGCGTATGGTCAATTTCACATTGATGAATTGGCCAATGGCACAGCCGCTAAAATACTAGCACAAACCAAGGAGTTATCAAATGCGTGAACACTATGGATGGCAATTTCCCGACTTCGAAACACATCTGCCACGAATGTTGAAAAAAAGTGTAGACAAAGGTCTACCAGCTGAATATCAAATTGCTGTGCGACAACGCAGCATTGAATTATGCACTCAACGAGATGTGGCCCTAGACATTGGTGCCAATGTGGGCTTATGGAGTCGTGATCTTGTGAAAAGTTTTGGCCGTGTGATAGCCTTTGAACCTGTTGCTGTGTTTAGAGAATGTCTGGAACACAATGTAACAGGAGCAAATTTTGAAGTTCGTCCCATTGCGCTGGGTGATCAGGACACAATGGGAACCATGATCATTACCGAAGACAATTCAGGTCACAGTCATCTTGACCCCAACACCATGGGCGCAGGCGATGTGCAAGTGGTTCGACTTGACAATCTGAACTTGCATGACATAAACTATATCAAAATTGACTGCGAAGGCTATGAGTATCGCATACTACAAGGTGCGGAACAAACCATTCGACGTTGCAGACCTGTTGTGGTAATAGAACAAAAACCACATGATGCCTACAGCAAACAATACGGCCAGTTTGCGGCTGTTGACTTGTTGAAAAACTGGGGCATGGTCAAACTAGATCAAGTGCGTGACGACTGGATCATGGGATGGTAAACCACAATGAATTTGGAGAAATAACATGAGTAACGAACAGGAAAAAAGTGCTGAAGATTCCGCGGCCTGGGCTGTTAAATGGTGCAAACCTGTGTATATTGATAAACGTCGGGCAAATTTTGAAACAGTGGATGCTTATCTAAATCAACCCATTGGGAGATTGTTGGACATTGGGTGTGGCTTTGCATGGGAAAGCCGCTGGTTTAACGAAAAGTATGGCACAGAACTTTGGTTGCTTGACGGCGATGCCGGTGTCAACGCTACCAAACCAGAGTCTGCCAGTTACGGTAACTGGAATACAGATTCCAGTGAACTAAAGTTTTATCACAAATTTGATTTCCTAGATGCAAAACTGCAAGAGCTAGGCACAAAGAACTACCATCTAGTGGATGCCAACAACGTCAACATACCCGCAGATGTAAAGTTTGATGTTATCACATCATGGCTCAGCTGCGGTCATCACTATCCTGTAAACACATACATAGATCTTATGAAACGGCATTTGCATGAGAATACCAGAATCATCCTTGACATTAGATGCAAGGGCACATCAACCAATTTCATTGGCGTAGACGGTTTTGAGATTGTGAATGTGGTTTCAAACGCTGGGGGTAAAAAACGAGCCACAGTAGAGATAAAGTTGTTATGACAAGTGCGTACTATGCAGAATCAGTTCGTTTAGGTCGTGAGTTTCAGGAAAACAACAAAAGCTGGGCCGGTTACGATGTTGTAAAATATCAAAATTGTATCAAAGATCTAGTGGATCACTATGGTGCGCGAACCATACTGGATTATGGCTGTGGCAAAGGACAACAATACACTGATCCGTTGCCCTATGCCGGAGAACACAACTGGCAAACGTTTGATGCTTACCTGGGCGTTAGTGTGTATCGTTATGATCCTTGTGTGGCAGGATTAGAAACGCCGCCGCCTGCAGGCACAAAGTTTGACGGTGTTATTTGCACACAGGTTCTAAACAGTATTCCAGACGATGATCTGGATTGGGTTGCAAAACAACTGGAATCATATGCTGATAAGTTTTGTTTTGTTGGCTTGAATTTTCAACGTCCTGCCAAAGGCAAGAAAACCATGTACAATCCTGCATACTTTCGTGAGCCCAGAACTAGAGAATTCTTCCGTAGATATTTTAAAGACTGGTCTGGCAGTGATTTGTTCTGGTGGTGGAAAGATCGTTCACACTATCCCGGATGGCTTGACGATCAGTTAAATACTACCTGGAACGACATTCCCAACTCCTGGACTGACAAATATCAATACGTAGAGGCAATTTATCGATGAAATCATTTATTATTACCATGCTGGGACATGAAATGTCCGAACAGTTGTCGGCTGAATGTAGAGAGCAAGCAGCCAAGGTTGGAATCAATGTAGAAATATTTGAAGCCATCTGGGGTCGAGACTACGAACAACATTTAAAAAAACTCAAAATCAAACTGGGCAAACAAAAACTAAGCAAAATGACCCTGGGACATTATGGCAACTTTCTAAGCCACTTTTATCTATGGATGGCCTGTGTCAAAGACAACGAACCATATCTTGTGCTTGAGCACGATGGTTGGCTCATGCGAGAAATTCCCAAAGATATTTTTGAACAATTTGATGACATATGTAAACTGGACTGTGTTAGTCCTTATATGAAAACCAATGGCGGTTATGATGCTGTGATAGAAAAAGACTTGACGGCACCAGTGACTGTTCATCCAATCATTGATATTCCAGAATTAACCGGATACAGTGACGCCTTAAAGAGTAAAAAACATGCAGGTGTCTACAGTACCGGAGTATATGCATACATTATCAAACCGCAAGGTGCAAAAAAACTAATTGATTATGTGTACGAACACGGATTTCGTGCCACTGACAATCAAGTGGGTACAATAGTACTGGATGTGAAAGTATGCATACCGTCTGTGGCAAGATTACATCCTGTCATGAAAAGCCGAAAGATTATCGGGCAAATGTCAACTTCAAAACAATCACCCAACCCACACACAGGAAAAGGAATAGAACATGCAGGATAAAAATAAACACATTGCGCTGACACAAAAATTTAGCACCTGGGGTGACAAACTGTTGCAACATACCGACGTGCTACACAGCATTCAACACGATAAGAAATTCAAACCTATCACAATTCAACTATCGCCGTGTGAGGTTTGCTCCAGTGGTTGTCCGTTTTGTAGTGTGGCAGAACGTCCATTAAAGTCCTACATGCCATTTGAAAAAATCAAACAGGTGTTGCGTGATTTTCGAACTCTGGGTGCCAAGAGTGTGGAGATTACCGGTGGTGGTGAACCACTGATCTATCGCGACCGAGACACCAAAGATGATATCAACAGCATTGTTGAGTATGCACACGAACTGGGCTACGACATTGGTATCATAACAAATACATTAAAGCTGTCAAGACTGAAGCCAGAAAACTTTGACAAGATCAATTGGATCAGGGTCAGTTTGATCAAACTGGACGAAGGCTATGAACCAGAAGATTTTGACTTTGCAGGGTTTCCTCCAGAGAAAATGGGCCTGTCGTACATCATCTACGAAGGTGACACTGGTACCGGCAACAGGCTTGGCAAACCGTACCGGCCAACTGATGTTGAAACAATTCGTCGCATTGCTCGAGTGTTGGAATTGCATCCAGAACTTAAATTTGTTAGAATAGCCGGCAACTGCTTGATCAAAGGCAACAATGCACAAATCAGAACTCAATTCAAACAAGTGATTGACGAGATTGATACCTTAAATAAAATTTTTATCAAAGACATTGGTGAAGATGATTCACCATTCGAAGACGGCTGCTATGTGGGCATGATACGTCCGTATGTTGCACCAGACCCGCACGGTACTGGAAAATACCAAGTGTATATCTGTACCAGCCATGTGCTAAACAAACAAAACTATGACTTGGATTATTCCTTGTGCGATGTGGATAATATCATACCCACCTGGGAACGACTAAGCAAGAACTATGAAGAAAAAGGTTATCCATACGAAGTCAAAAACAACTGTGGACAAAACTGGACTGACAGTTGCAAGTACTGCTACTACAAGTTCAATAACAAAATTTTACATACTGTTGCACAACAAATGCCAGATCGGAACTTCCCATGAGTCAGGTGTTCGACGAAGCATATTATCGTAGCAACAACTACGTTGACTATCTCTCCAAGCGCGAACGTTACGTAAAAACTGCTGAAGAGATACAACAAGTGTTTCACAAATTCAGCGTGATCAATTCCAACTCCACTATCTTGGATTACGGGTGCAGTCTAGGATTCTTGATCAAGGGATTTGAAAAAGCCGGATTCAAGAATGTGTCAGGATATGACATATCTGAATGGGCAGTTGAACAGGCACGTAAAAACGGATGTAACATACTAGAGCAAGCGCAAGGCGCATTTGATCTTGGTGTTTTCCTGGATGTACTTGAGCACATGACTGATCAACAGATATTTGAATTGTTCCAACAACTCCGACTTGATAAAGTACTTGTGAGAATACCATGTGCTGTGGTTGATCAACCAGGGCAGTTCCATCTAGAAGTGTCACGTCGAGATCCCACTCATATCAACTGCAAAACTGACCAGGACTGGATAAAGTTATTTGAGAAACTGGGGTACAGCAGTTGTTTCCGTCTCAACATGTCCACCGTATATGATTCTCCTGGGTGCTTTTGTTGTTTGTTTGCATAAGCTGCAATCATGAAAAAACATAAACTGGTTGTGTTAACTGACAGGCAGCAGTGGTCTTTTAGTAGCTTGCCTTATTTCTTGCCCATTGTCTCACAATATTTTGACTTTGAGCCATACCGGACTGACAAATATTATGATCCCAGCACAGTGTTTTTGATCATGGGGTCTGTGTATGATGCTGGCCTGGCTCGACGTTTTGAAAACTATCGTGTGATTGTTGATTTATGTATAGAAGGGTTCTTTGGTGAATGGGGGGAAGTCTACAACATTAAATGGCCTGGACATTGTGTTCTGTACGGTAGTTACGTACAAAATCCCCCGGATAATTTGATATCTGTTCCCAACTTCATAAGATATACAAAGACATTGCTTAACATATCCAAAGGATACCACACTCACACACCCAACAGAAATTATACAAAAAAGTTTCTCATGCCAATTGGTGCCAAAAGAAAATGGCGTGATCAAGTTGTGAAACGGCTTGACCCTTACCTTGGTGATGCTTACTGGAGCTACGTGCGGCGTGGTACTGTTTTGCCCGGAGAACCACTAGTACAAAAACGCTATGACATATGGGATCAGACCCCCATGTGGTATAACGACACTTGCTTTAGTGTTGTTATTGAATCGTTCAACGGGCAGCGACTAAATGCAGAGACTCCGGTATTCTTGACTGAAAAAATATACAAGCCCATATCTGGATGTCAGCCGTTCATGGTAGTGGGTGGTGCAGGGATACTGACATATCTGAAATCTCAAGGCTTTGAAACTTTTGATAATCTCTTTGACGAGACCTACGATACCGAAACTGATTTAGAAAAGAAACTAGATATCATTGCTTGCAACATAGAAAATTATGTCAAACAACCGTATGATGCTGTGACCCTTGCAAAAATCCAACACAACTTTGAATTGTTTTATAATTTAGATGTAACAACCAAGGGCATTGTTACTGACCTTGTGGAGCCAATTGTAAAATTTATTGAACAATAAAGTTTATTTGAGATAGGGCAAGAACTTTTGATAGATGAGACCAGTTTTGCCATCCTGGTCACTCCAGTGTGCTGCTGCCAGATCATGTATCCACTGACCTGTGGAAAACTGTTGAGGTGCTTCAATGGTGCTTGTGTCATGATGTGCTACTGCCCAGGTAACAGCACTGGCATCATCTACCCAGACTGGTACACCTTCTAGCACAGCAGCAACACTGGCACTGCTGTTGAAAAATACTGCTGCATAAGCCGATTGCAAATTTTGTCGCAGTGTTGATTCAAGTGGATTTATTACCCGCACATGCTGTCTAACATATTCTTTGCTTTGAAACTTGGCAAAATCTGCCATGTCAAACTTGCCAGGATGTGGCCGTATCACAATCTCTCTTGTGGTGTGTTTTCGTAGCTCTTGAATTTTGTCAACCAGCCAGGTCATTGGGCTTAGAGTTTTCATACTAAATCCACCATCGCGTTGCATGCCTATTAGAACATAGCCGTCGCGGATTCGAGATGGTTTCATTTTGATGTCCAGATGCTGCTGTATTTCTTGCCACTTGTCAGAACTGCTGTTGCGGTTGGCATACTCAGCACGATCATAAAACGGACCGCCCAAGCTGTATCTAAGATATGTACCGGTATTGTCCAGGTACTTGAAGCAACTGGCATCAATGCACATGGTACGGAACCCACGTTTTTGTTGTTCAGCAATGACTTGTTTTCTTAGTGTGATATTTTTACCACCTGTGTTTGTTGTGGCCCAACCCAGTATCACTGCCAGCTTTGCAGGCTGATACTTGAAGTCCCAATCCACAATTGCGCTGTGTCCAAGAGCTTGTACTCCTTGAGCAAAATTTTCAAGGCATGCTACCTTGCGCTCGTGCTTGTGTGCATTGGCCACACTGGATGCATAAACAATCACATCAACCATTGTTCAAGATACGCCATGCTGTGCCATCACGCATTTCTATTTCAGTAAACTGACAATAGGCCAAATGACGTGCCCAGGCATCGACCTCATCTAGAGTGGGGATATGTGGATTTTCAATTTCACTAATGCTGTGACTGCATAACGGACCAGCAGCATTTGGACCCAGTGTAATTGCTGGTTTACCCAACAACAAAGCTTCTCCGGCTGCAATACTGCTGAACGTGACCAAACAATGTACATCCTGACTCAGGGCCATTTCCATGGTGTCATCATTGATTCTGGTACTGCGGCTTTGTTTGGTACGAATCACAATAGGTCGGTCAGAATACTGTTTGATTTCTGCTTGTACATTGGCCAACCATTCTTCAAGAACAATATCATAATTGTTCAAGAGTTTTTGACTGGGAGGGGCAATCAGGATGTTTGTGCCTCTTCGCATTTTTGCAATTTGAACACCAGTTTTTTCCAGTCGGTCTCCGGGCCTGTTCACAATGTCACCAAACCATTGTACATCGTTTTTGGTTATGCGATGAAATGTTTTTTTCTTGCCATTGCCAAAATATCCTGTGTCAATGTAGTAAAAGTCTCTGCCAGTATCTTTGCAGGACTGCATTTGTTTGCGCTTGGTAATGCCGCGTAACACAACCGGTGTTGTGTTGAATTCTTCTTTGGTCCAGTTGCTGATTTGGCCGCCGGCACCTTGCACAAAACTTTGTAGTATGGGATCGTACATGTGACCCTTTCTTTGGTATCTGTATTCACTGTCTATACTCACTATGTTGCTCACAGGCAATTCAGCCAGTTGTTGTGTCAGGACCGGCAAGGTAATCCCATACACTGATCCTGCAGGATCCACACGGTATTTCAGCATGTTTTCAAACAGTGCTTTCACGTCCGGTGGTGCTTGATCAAATATGCTCAGTGGTGGTGGTGGCAATGGTTCTGGTGGTTCTATCCAGTCATCATCCGGTAATTCTTGGTCGGTCATTCTATATTCCGTTGTAAGCAATATTCAGTGAGTATGCGTTCTCGATGCCACTCATTGCCTTGTGGCGTGTCAGCAAATTCCTGAAAGCATGGCGTACCAAGTGTGTAGTGCAGTAACTTGGCGTCGGCATTTGGCCCGTATTCATCGGGCAACCAATTCCATTCTTTGGGCAATTCGCCAATGCGATCGTCTTCTATCCAGGAGAAGCGGTGGAGTTCACTGCCGGTGCTGCGTTGGACAAACTCGGGAGTAAGAGCTCGGTTAGGAAAGCTATTACAATTCCATAAAATAACACTACTCCAGTTTTTTCGAGGATAGTCTTCATTTCGTGCTCCCAGGTATTTTACAGGCATACAAGTTTTGTAGTCGTGTTTGACCACTTGTACATCTTTGTACACATCTCGCAAGTTCCAGAGTTCTGCAATGTCTCCACGCACAATCATGTCACCATCTATAAAGATAGCATGGCCGGTGTACTCCATCAGGTGTGGCACAAGAAAGCGTGTGTAGATAAAATGGTTTGACCCGTCGGTGTGTGTTTCTGCGTAGTCTCGGAACAGATTCAAAGCCACTGGCACAATGGCCACAGGTTGCGAACTGTTGCGTATGATACTGTTTACACAAGTGTGATACGCAATGGCTTCTCTAGGGTCGTAGCCCACAAATACAGGTATAATATTTTTCATTGGCGTTCTATATCCTCTTCTACACAATTGTCGCCATACTGAATCTCAATCAGTTTTAATGGTTGATCAGTTTCGTTGCACAGCTGATGCCATTCACGACATTGGATAAAGGTGTGTTCATGCACATCTAAACAGCACTTGACATCACGGTCTGTGCTGGAGTCTTCCAGAGTGTATACCGTGGCAGTGCCCTTGGCCACAAACCAGAACTCCTGTCTCTGATCATGGCGTTGCATGCTCAAACAGGTCCGGGGCATGACCGTGAGTTCTTTGAGCTTGGTGTTGGCACCCACTTCGTGCAGCACACGATAATATCCCCAGGCACGTTCGGTCTTGGGGGCCTTCCATTCTTGCAAGATCCAACTGCTGGAATTTTTTTTATCTTCGCCGCCTACGCCAAACACAAATGACAAATTAGAATCCACCACATCCATTTCTGGAATGTTATCTTGGGTCCTATCGCCGCCGTTGGCAAATATCAGTTCAGCATCGGGATAGTGTGCTCTTGCTTGTTGAATAAAATGTTTTGCTGATCCGTCATCATCATCAAAGGTATAAACTTCATCCACCATTGACAGATTGTTGACAATGCAAAGTCGTTCGTTCCAGGGCATAAAGGCCGCACCTTTTTTACGAACCAGCCACTCATCACTATTGAGGCCAACAATCAACATGTGACCTAGAGTTTTTGCAGCTTTGAAATAGGCAATATGCCCTGAGTGCACAGGGTCAAAACCTCCAGTTACTAATACAATTTTCATACTGGTATTTACAGTGACCAAACACTAGACTGAAATATCTTCCATACCCGCAGCACGTAGTCTCACAATGTGCCCAGCCATCCATTGCTTTGAATCCAGGCCTTTCATGATGCCCAGCCATTTGTTGCGTAACAGGGCAACTTCGTTGATAATGGTTTCAAAATCAACCACTTCATCTTCACCGTCCACATACTTTTCAGCGTCTCTGGATGTGAGTGCACGAGCATATCCTTCCAGATACTTTTGAAAATGTCGTCGACGAATCTTGCGCAGTTGAATGTTGAGATAGTTCAACACAGCTTCAATTTCTTGCAGCTGGTTGAACCGTTGCTCAGTGATACCCGGTAGCTCTTTGATCCTGTGCTCAACTATGCCACCAATGCGGCAGTCGCGGCGGGCAAGGTCCAGTTCTTGCTCGTAATGAGCAATGAAATCAGGGATCTGGCCCAGATCAGCAACAACACGATTATACCACATGATCTAATTCTTTCTCTAGCCAGGGAAATGTTACACGCCAATTGAGATTTCTACGTCTGTCCAGCTCGTCTAGATACATGGCCAATTGTTGTATTTTTTCTTGATTTTTTTCGCAAGATTCAACTTGTAATTTTATACCTGTCATGTATTTTTTAGCATGTTGATCCCACACTGTGTCGTCAGACATTGTTGCTAGTATTCTATCAAAATCTTTAGCAAAAAAATCTGGGCCAAATATTCCTGGATGTAAAAATTTGTAAGGCCCAACCACTATTGAAAAATGATGGCCTATTTTTCGATTTTTTTTAATCTGTCCAATATACTCAATTAATTCAGGAACAGTTTTGATGGTCAGCCCTGTTAAAGTCTGATTTATGTTCAGTGTGATCCATCGTTGATTGACCAGGTAATTAAAATTTTCTTTCCACTGTTCTAGATTCATTCCGTAACGCACATATTCTTGTTCTTTTCCAAAACAATCAATACTTGCGGTCAAATCAAATCTTTTAATTTTTCTTTCTGCTACTAATTTTTTTATTTTTTCAACATAGGTAACAAGTTTAGACTTAGAAATTTTTAAATTGCTTATTACATTTAGCTCAAGATGGGGGCTTGGATGAGATTCAAAAAAATCTAACATGGTATCAAACTGCGGTTGATAAAAAGGTTCGCCGCCAAGAACATGTAGTCTAAACACTGCGGTATAATTTGCATCAAACCATCTCCAGAACGCCTGAGTTAGATCATTGAGACGTTCGGGCTCTTTTGTTTGATTTTTGATCAGTATTCCGTGTTTTTCAAAAGGCCCAAATTTTTGATTTTCTTGATATATTGTACTACTGAACATTTCGTCGCAGTACAAACAACTCATGTTGCAGACATTATCAAAATATACTTCTACAATTCGAGGAGTCACTGTGATTTCTTCAGGATTCTGATCAAGTTCAGGCGGAACAAGATTTGGAATCTTGAGATGCATCATACGATCGCTTGAGCCGCCAGCTTGTTCGATGCTGCTGCAATAATCACATCCTTCCGTTGGCCATTCTCCGTTGAGCATTAGTGTTCGGTCTGCTAACTTTTTTGGAGTGTTGTGAAAAGAATCAAATGTTTCAGCTGTTATTTGTTCCTTTTTGACTCGATGGCACGAACTGGTAGTACCCTTGTTGAGAAACAGGGTACTCCAGGTCCATTTTAATTGACATGCGGTCTGAGTCTTGATCGGAAAATAACGATCGGACATTAGTTTTCCCAGCGTTCATCTTCGTCGAGGTCTGACTCTTCTTCATAATCGTCTTCGGGGGTTTCTTCTACGTCACGGTTGACATACGCAGCCAAGGCACGTTTGATTTCAGTATCGCCCTTGAAAATGTTACGAATTTGATCTGCGTCATAGTCATTGTCGATCAACACTGCAACCACAGTTTCAGCTGCTTCGTCACGGTCCACCACGTTTACGTAACGACGAAGTTCTCCCCAAATTTCTGCTGCTACATCTGTACTCATTCTGCTGTCTCCTCATCTGTAGTAGTTACCTCACCCTTTTGATTGCCAAAATCTTTCATAACCACATCCAAGCAACCGTCGTCGTTGCGTTCCCACCCTTTGCGGAACTTCTTGATGATTTCGCCATCGCTGGTGGTAAACACCAGGCTGTTGCCTTCTTTCTTGAGCAGACCTTTTTTCTCAATCAGGTCAGTCAGACCTGAATGTGGGCTCATGCCAGTTGAGTAAGGGATTTTGACCTGCATGCCTTCGAACGGTTTGGCATAGCGTGTTTTCATTACCTTGCATCCGGCGCGAATACCCATGACATCAGTAATCTTGTTGCCATCTTCATCTTCTTTGAGTTTCATTTTCTTCATGGCAACCACAATACTGCTGGCGTAGATGAAACCTTGACCACCGGAGATCTTGTCATCGGGATCAAACATGTCTTGGCTGGCGTAGGTATGGTTGGTACAAACCAGGCCCACATTGTAACTACCAAACATGTTGACAGAATTACGAACAAGTGCGGTTAGTGCCTTGGGCTTGCGGCCCATGTCACCTTTCATGTCGCCTGCTTCAAACTGGTTGACGTCTGTGGGAGTCAGCAACATGCCCAATGAGTCAATGACCCATAGCACTTTCATGCGTTCTTCTTCCGGCAGTGCTTTGTAGTCTGTCATGAATGTGGAGATTGCTTTGGCAACGTCATCAATCATGCTCATGTTGAGCTTGAGCAACTTGTCTGGACCGGTGTCAACACCAAGTGCGTGTAACCAAGATTCGTCAAGTGCGTTTTCTGTGTCAATGAGAATAACAAAGATACCCTGATCTTGTGCGTTCTTTACAATGTTGCCACTGCAGATATAGCTCTTGCCGGCTCCCGATTCACCAGCAAACACTGTTACTTTGCCCAGTGGAATACCTTTGTCAAAGTCTCCTGAGATTAGATAGTTCAGTGCATAGTTGCCGGTACTGATCCAGTCTGTGGGATCGTTGAATCCAATGCTGAGGCCCTGGATGCTTTTTGTGATGTCCTTGCGGAATTTTGAAATGTCAAATGGTTTGCCCATGGTGTTTCCTTATCTTAAATTGTATAAATCTTTAAAAATCAAACTGCTATCTAAGTTTCTTCGTTGATCTAACGCTGTTAGCTTTTCAAAAGAGTCTCTTAAATTCTTCTCAAATGGTTGTTGAATATAGTGCAAAAGATTACGATAACTGTCTTCGAGCAGATATCCTGGTTGTCGCGAAATCCTTTGTTCTAGTTCATCAGTCACTGAGTATAACACATGATCAGGCAGATGTCTAATATTTAGATACTCAGGATTGGCCAAAGCACCAATTATGAAACTATTGTTGTGAAATCCAATATTGCTCAAATAATCAACACACTGAAAAACACTTTTATAATTTAACAAAAAATGCAACATGTTGAATGATATTTTGTGATCAAGCTGTCGTATTATTGTTAAGTTTTCTAAGAAATCTTTCCAAACACCACCGTGTCTGATGTACTCAAATTCTTGCTGGATTGATTCTATACTCACTGTCCAATGCACATGTTTAAACTTGCAAATTGCGTCAAATATTTTTGAATCAACTTTACTCAGGTTGGTGTTTACACGCAGTTTTACTTCAGGATTTAATTTTTGTAACAGTTCTAAATTTTCTTTCATCAACAATGGTTCGCCGCCAGCCAGATACACATGCTTGAGTTTGTGTGCGTTTTTGTAAATGTATTCTCGAAAGTTTTCCAACTGCTCTGGACTGGGAGTAGGTGTTGTGATCTTTAATTCTGCAGCCCACTTGCTGCTGAATTCGGGGCTGCAGTACACACAAGAAAAATTACATAGATTGCTCCATCTAACATCAATTGTTTGTAAATCAAAATTTCCTGCCTGATAAGTGGCCAATGGCACTGTTTTGAGTTCGCGAATATAAAATATTCGATCGCTAATAATATCGAAATTTGTTTTGCCTCTCTCAAGTTCGTAACAAGGTTGGCAACTGGGCACCAATTGTTGGTCAATAATATTTTGTTGTCTTGATGTGTTGGACTGACCAACAACAATGTCCTCAATTGACTGGTCACAGATGTTTCCAATGGGCATGCTGTTTGTGCTGCGAATACAATTTTTTACCTTGCCATTGAAATTGTACATCAGGCCGGTCCATGGTATGGGACAAAAACTCTGGTTGGTTAGTATGTCTTTTGGTGTCATATTGGGCCCAGACTTATATCTTTGATTGCCAAGTCAGGAGAAGCCAACTCAAATATATTGATTAATACTTGTGCCCAACGGTCAACATCTGCTGCTGGAGGAACAGTTTTTTCAACACTGGTGGCAATATTTCCCGGTCTCACTATTGTAATAGTTACTCCAAGTTGTCGATGTCTGATTTGTTTGACTGCTTCTTCTAGTGCTATTTTTTGCACACGATATTGGTCCATTTCTAGACCAACTGCTTCACTCACTGGAGTTTGAGTCATCATGGTACTGATCACAACAATATGTTTTTTTGTGCCTTGCCATCTCTTGACCATTTCAAACAACAGTTCAGTTTGTGCGTAACCTGCTTGAGCATTGTTGATAAACACATCGCAAGGTTCTATCAGATTTGCTATTTTTTGTGTGACTCGGATATTATGACCATGTCGCTGACTGAGTCCAACAATCTCATGCCCCCGAGCAGCATACTGAGCAGCCAAAGATTGTCCAATTCCTGCAGTGTGTCCAGTTATTGCTATTTTCACGATCTTAGTTGCTGTTGTTTGTGTAAAAATTGGTCTAGTTCATGTTGATTGTTTTTGTCAATTGCAACATGTCCGGGAAATACTGCGTCATATGATTGAGTCAGAGAATTTTTGTATCTGACATTCAACACCCTGGGTGTATCTAACAATGCATAAGAATGTTGCAAATTATGTTGGTTGATAAAATTCTGAATATTTTGAAAATCACCAATATTCAATGCACTCACTGTGGTCCAGGTATTTAGGTCTATGCCTGGCATTGACTGATATTTCATCAAGTTGTTGTAAAATTTATCCCATTTGATTGGCCAACGTACCCAATCGTGCACTGATCCGATGCCATCCAGACTCACTGTCACAGTGACCTTTATGCCTGTTGCTGCTAGATCTTGCAGTTCATCAATGATCAAAGAACCATTGGTATTTACTCGTACTGATTTGACATTCTTGGGTAGGTTGGCCAAGAGTTTTTTGTAATTTTTGCTAGCACTAGGTTCTCCTCCATTGATGTCTAAATGCACAATGCGTTCCTGGGGAAAGTTCCAAAAACGCACAGAGTTGTCTACGATAGGATAATATTTGTTTTTTAAGCTACCAATTTTTGTACTTAGATTTTCATTGCAGGTCAAACATGCACTGTTACACACATTATCTAGCACTCCTCCCACAATAAGATAGTCCGGGTGTGTTTGCAATTGATCAAAATTTATTGTGTTAAGTCGTATGCTGCCTTGCCCTAAATTTTCAGTTTGGTTGCAACGAACACATTCTTTGGGCCATTGATTTTTTTCAAATTGTTGTTTAACTTCTTTTAGCCAATTGCTGTTGTCTAGTTGATCTAAATTTTCAAATTGCGGTGCATTAACCATATGACCGCAGCGCCCTACTGTGCCATCATAATTCAGTCGCACAAAGTGATCAAGTCTTGGGCAGTGCATTTGAAATCTGGTGTGTGTGATCAACTATCAGTTGGTATAGATCACTGTGAGTTTTTTTGATAGTATTGATTAATTCTACAAATTTTATCTCTTGCCCTATACGGTCAATCAACAGTTGATCTAACAAAAAATACAATTCTAATTTTTCCCAGGGAAAATTTTCAATACCCTTCAAAAACTCTGAAGTAGGAGGTACAATGTCAGTGCGGTGATAAACAGCAGTTAGATTTTTTATATCATCAACATGTTGAAATTTTAAAGGTGCCTGACTGTGTCTAGCCAGATTGATTAACCAAAAAAATTGAGGAGCATAATGTCTGTTTAGAAACAGATATTTCCCTACAAAAAATAAAATTGTCTTGGGGTCTAGTTCACCATGCTCTCTTTGACAAAGTTGTAGAAATGTATTTACTCCACTGATAAATCGTTCTCGAGGATCACGTAAAAAAACTGTGATTGGTGTTTGAATATTGGATATATCATGCTGGTTCAGCGTTTTCCAGCCGGCAGCAGCAGCTGATTTACTCAGCGACGAGCTACCATTTTTAAAAATTGGATAGACAAATAGCTGCGAGGGCACTATTTCTAGTATCTCGCAGCTATCAGGAAAGATAGATTTATCTATCTCACTAAACATGATTACTTGGCCTGGCGGCTGCGAATCATGGCCAAGATGTCTTCGGCCTTCTGCGTTGATTTTGGAGCAGCAACGGGCTCAGTAGCAAAAGATTTTTCTGCTACCTCAACATCTTCGTCAAAGTTTGCTGCAGGTGCTGGACGTGCTGCTGGCTTGGCAGGTGTGTCATGCACATCGCCGTGTCCATCTACTGTGAGTGAACCGCCAGCAGGTGCGTTGACACCAGCAGGACGGAAGTACTGACCCCAGCGCTCGGTATCATAAGGCTGTCCATCCACTGACGCTTCAAACATTTCCTTGATCACACGCAGTTCCACATCGCCGGGACGCTTGGGCAAGAATGTGCTCAAGTCAAACAAACCATATGCTTCCACAGCAGCCTGTTCAGTTTCAGTCAAGGACGATTCCTTGCGAGCCCACTTGCTGGTGTTGTAGTCAGCATAACCACCTTTGGAAGTCTTGGCAATACGGAAGTCTAGTCCACGCAAGGTATCAGTTGGTAATTCTTCCAGTTCTGGATCCATCAAGGCAGCCTTGATCAAGGTAAACAACTGAGGCCCAATGATAAACTTGCGAATAGGATTGTCCGGAGTTTTGTCGTCGGCAATGGGGTTTTCACGCACAAAGCCTTGGAAAATGTAACTGCGTTTCTTCCAGTACTTGCGACCCATGTCTTCCAGGCTCTTGTCTTTGAACCAGCCACGAACTTCGGCCAAGATTGGACAAGTATCGTTCCACATTTCCACGCAGGGCACTTGGACCATGACTTGTTTAGAGTCCATTTCGCCCTTGACGCCATTGAATGGCAGTCGGATCATTTGCCGTTCGATCCAGAAGAATGTGTTTTTGGAGTTGCCATCAGCTAGAAATCGAAGCGAGGCACTTTGTCCTTCTTCCATGTTCCAGTGTGGGTAAATTGATCGGTCTCCTCCGCCTTGGGAGTTGTTGGAACCTTTGTTTTCGGCTGCTGCCAAACGTGCGCGAATGTCTGCTAATGATGCCATATTGTGTTGCCTTTCTTGTGCGTTAATATGATTTTAAAAATTTAAGATTTACTTAAATGTTGCCTACAAGGTTATTTTAACACAGCCTGTCTGTGTTTCCTACGGAACTGGTTAAATTAGTTGTCTACCAAAAGGTGTGCCACTACACATCTTTCTTTGTTTTATTTATACGGTGTAGGCAAAGTTGGATATTTTGTGGATGCTTGATCAAACTGCTGTAGATGTTTTATAAAATTTCCACTGGCCACGTGTTCAAAATTAAACTCAATGGTGTCTTTTTCTTGTTTGTAGACACTGTGCCACTCATCTTGCGTCATGGTTGAAAATTTTTTCAACATCTGTGTGATTTTGCCTATTCGATCAATTGAATCCAATTCTCGATCAAATTCATAATCAAAGCACTGATACATACGAAACCCCATAAAATCATTAAGAAATTTATGATATCCTGGTTGAGCATGGGCTACCCATAACGTTTTGTGCACAACTGGATACAAAAATTTTTCAGTAGGAAACGGAACATAGTGGGCTGGATGAGTTTCGGACACTAAATTAACAAATGATTTTTTATTTTTTCTTGAGAGTGTTATTAAATTGTTAAGGTGATCCACCCCTGTTGGCAGCCGCCACTGATCCAGCGGCGTTTCATGGTTGTCAAATTGAACAATTTTGCAATAAAAATGATTTCTTGCTATAGTTTTTGACAAGCAATCATAATCATGACCAATGTATTTTAAATATAGTGATTTTACATCAACAGTGTCTTGATCAATTGCAAAGTATTTTGAACAAAAATTATCATCAAACCATCCTAATTCGTGCAGCCAAGCTACCAGTTGTTGTCTTTCCAGATAATAATTCATGTTGAACGAACTTAAAAAGTTAGTTCGATCCAGTTGCAATTTGTGATCTAACGTATGGTTGGCTGCATAAAGTACAAATTTCTGAAAATGATTGTTGTGGATCATTAAATTGGCATGAAACAATATGTTCAAAAAATCATACTTAGATTTAACATTTTCGGGTAACAAGTATTCAGACAAGATAGTAGTGCCTGGATCAAATGTGTCTAACAACCAATTTTTATAGTCAGAATCAAACCCGCCAAAATGGTCTTTTAGCCAAACAGTACTCTCGTCGATGGGAATTATCGCTTGTTTTGTCCAGGGATTGAGCTGAAAAAGATCAAGCATTTCAATTTGTTATCGCAGCAGGGCCAGACTCTTTATTCTGGCCAACAAGGCATCACCTGCTTGACTTTCTTTTATTTCAGCTGCTCGTTGTCGTTGAAGCTGTGCTGCTGCCCGATTGATCGACCCCCACTGACCACTCATCTGATGTGTCTGCCCGTGATTTGGTCCAGGAACTCCTAATTTTTTAGCAACTTGTTCAGGAGTCATACCTCTGGCCAGTAATGCCAGGGCCTCAGCATCTTCTTTTCGTGAAGCATCAGATGATCGGGCTTGAGCAGAACCAGCGGCGCCAAGGCCAACCGCGGCAGCGCCTAGGCCTCGCAAGAACCCTCTACGGCTTAAATCTTCCTCCAACCCTTCCAGTTCGTGAGCAGGCCAGCTGATATAGCTGCGGCCGTTGATGTCTCCGGCTTGTACCACAAACACACCCGGTGTATCATCATAGCCTTCGTCTTGGCCAATTTCCCAGCCTGCTGCTGCCAGTGTTTGTTCCACTTTAGGATCTTCATCACCGTTGTACCACTGTGCTGCCAGCTGTCGAAGTGTGTCATCACTGAAGCCATCGTTGCCGTCATTGTCACTCATTGCAAATTCGTTTAGGCCTTCAGCCATGCCTTGTTTCATTTTTGTCATTGCGGCCTGAGTCTTTTCGCCTGAATCGATATAGGCGTCGGCATCCACTTCTTGGCCTATGCTGCGACGTTGGTTCAGGCCTGGCATCATGTCTTGACCTTTAGTGTTATGTGTGTCAATAATGTTGTTCAATTTCTTTTGAAGTTGTTTATCATCATAAAACAAAGCACTAATGGCAAACGCAATAGGACCCTGGGGTGCTGGGTCATCATTGGTCCAACTTTCTGTTTGACCAGTTTGTAAATCATGCACATCCATGGTTTCTATTGCCAGTGTTGGACCATAAGAAACCATGTCAACCGGTCTGATAATAAAATTTGCTGATTCTCTTGCCCTGACATTTTCTACTCTAACTTCGAATGTATTGTAATTTATTTCATTTACAAACTCTGCTCGCCAACCGCCATATTCTTCTTCGGCTTCGTCTTGTGCCAGGCCTTCAGCCACACCTTGTTGTGGCAACATATTTTTGTATTTTGCAAACCACGCTTGCTTGGTTATTTTATACATGTTGTAGAACTCACGAGGGCTGACTGTTTTGTAATCTTGGTATTCGATGTCAATATCACTCATCTGGCCTTCTGCCATGCCCGACTCGTCCAGGCCACGGTCCTGGCGCCATTTGCGAACACTCTTGCCCTGATCGCGCTTGCTGCCCAGTTTGGGTCTAAGATCGCCCAAGGCTTCTGCCACGCCTTCGTTCTGTGGTTCATAGTACCAGCCCATGCCTGGATCATCGCCACCAGTTCGTGCTGGATCGTTAAATTTGAAATAGGCAATTAGTTTTGGCTTACCGTCGTAGTTCCAGTAGCCTTTGAACTCACCAGTGGCATCATTGATATCTTCCTTATCAAAATGATCTGCTTCAAATTGACCAAAGAAATTTATACTACGACCATACGGTTTGGGATCAGGGTACTTGTATGGATCATCGCCGATGTCGTCATCACCGCCGCCACCAGGAGCAAATTCATTCAGGCCTTGTGCAGCATACTTGGCGTACACATTGCTATTTTCGCCGTAGCCATGTCGTCGAGCCATTTGTTGCAGTTGCTCTTGAGTCTTGCCTTTAAAGTATTCTTTCTTTTCAGCGTCGGACATTTGACGAATTTTTTCTTTGACTCGAATCACCGCCGCTGGCATGGCGCCTTCTGCTATGCCTTGCTCACCTACCACTGCTTTGCCGCCGCCCATAAAATTGGTTGCAGCCGCTTTGCCCAGTGTTTTGCCAGCTTTGCCGGCCGCTGCATCACGCATGCCACCAATGTGGCGACTGCCGTAATCAGTCCGTTCGCTTTTGCGCGGCTTGCGGAATTTGCCCTGTTGGATTTCGCCACCACGTGCCAGGAAGTCATCCACTGCGTCTTCGTCCATATTTTGCTGATCTGATTGATCCTGCAGTATTTCTTCTCGTGACTTGCCATACTTGGTTTCAAATTCTTCATTGCTCATGAGAGGATCTTCAAGATCCATGGCCAATTCTTTTACACGACTTTCTTGAACTGGTTGGGACTGATCAGCTGCTGGTTCAGCAGGCATTTGAATACCCAGTTCAGCCAGCCGATTCATAACTTCGGTATCGTCAAAGACATTGGCTCTGGGATCTCTTTCAGCCAATTCACTCAGTCGATCAAACAAGATATCATCACCCACTAGGTCATACAGTTGCTCTGTGGCATTGGTAGCATCAGGCCCCACAATTAATTCACGGCTCATGAGATCTTGTAGTCGTTGCTGTTGTTCTGGAGTTTCGGGCAAGGCCCAGGTGCCCTCAATCAAGCGTTGGGCCCATGATTCAAATATGTCAGCTTCTTTCATACGGTTCTCTTGTTGTAGTCGTGCCAGCACAGGCAGTGCTGCTTCAATTCGGCTGTCCAGAGTCTGTTCCACAAACATGGTCTTGATAGAATCTACCAGTTCTTCTTGTAGAGTGGTTTCAGCAGGATGCCAGGACTCAAAATAAGTTTTGTAGCCACGTGAGCTGCCCATTCTTTTGAGATTTTCTCTTATGTTTTTGTAGTAGACCTGTGCTTCAGTCACCAGTTCAGCCGTGACTCCTTCCAGCACACGGCCAGCACTGGCACGGTTGAATCTTGCCAGTGTGGCAATTTCACTGACCATTTCAGTAATGTGACTGCCGCGCACATCATAAGGGCGGCCACCTTGACGCACATGCTCCAGCATGGCTCGAGCACCTGCTAGATTTTTGAACTGCAGTTTGAAACGCTCTGAATCCACTGTTTCGATAAACAAGCTTTCCACATAGCGATATCGAGCATCTGTTTCGCCTAGAGGTCGATTGTGTTGTATTATCAGTCGAGCCTGTGTGGGTTCGCCTGAGTAACTGACTTTTCGTGTGCCATAGTAGCCTTCGAACAGGCCTTCTTTGATGGCAGCAAGACCCTGCATGGTGTACTTGACTTGGTTGATGTTCTTGGGACTGTAGGTCCAACGTCGCATGTTGGCAAACTTGTGCAGGTGCTGCACAAAGTCAAAGAATTCGTTTTTATCGTTGCCTTCCATGCTGCGACCAAGATTGTCCCCGTAGAACACTTGCATTTCGTTTTCAGTGTCCAGAATAATAACCATGGTGCCGTAGTCTTTGCCGCTGCTGCTCACATAGTCAAATGTAAAAATGTCGGCGTTTTCAGCATCAGTTGGGCGGCCTTCACGGTCCAGCAGTTCAGGCCGAAAGTCGCGGCTGGCCAACAGGTCATTTAATTGTACAGATATATTTTCTTGTGCCATAGTGTGTTATTTATGCGTTAGCCCATTACAGATATGAATGGGAATGGCTCTACAATGGAGTCTCCATGATCTTTGAGGTGCGTGTCCAGTTCACTATGATAGGTCTGCAGCATCATCAGCATGCGAACCGCCAGCAAACTGGCCATGACCAAATCATCAGTTTCACCAGGTTTGGCAGCATAGCTAGTGCCCAGGGCCACAAAGTTCTTGAGCTCACTGACCAAGGGCCTACTGCGTATTTTCATACGGTCAGATTCCACAAGAATTTTGAACTTGTTGCAGGCTGTGATTTTGCTTTTGTGAGTGGTGTTAAAGCCCTTGCGGAATCTGCGTCCAGAACTGCCTGTGACTGAATTGTCGCTGAGAAAATAGCCCGGGATGTTTTCTTCCCCATATTCAGCAATGGAGATCAGTGCTGCTTCGCCCAGCGTGTTGTTTTCCACTGAGTAATAGATGCTTTTGTCATCCCGGGTGACTGCGTGTAACTCTTTGACAATGTCCACCAGGATGCGTATTTGTGTGGGTATGTCAGTACGATTGTGGCGCCACTCGGCCACCTGCTCAGTTGTGCCTGCTTCGAACACCTGAATAGCAGCAGGATCGCTGCCAGTGCCCAGACTTGGGTCCAGGGCAACAATGTACATGGCATTGGGTTTGAGTTCAGAATACCATCGCACCTGCCCTGTGCGACGCAGAGGCTCTATGCCTTGTATGTCCATCAACTTGATAGGAGCAATCAAGGTCTCATCATTGATCACAAACTCGCAATCAATCTCTCGGCGAAATCGTTCTTCGCCCAGTTGAGCCTGTTGCTGTGCTCCCCATTGATCTCCACGTTCAGGATGCTCTCGCCAGTAGCTGCGAAACGCCCGGAATCCGTTGATGCCCAGTTCAGTGGGATTGCCGTGCTCGTCTTCGGTCTTGTTGGCACCTTTCCACAAGAACGCAAACTGATCTTCGTCTGAGTTGGGTGTGCTTGTGATAATGGCTTTACCACCAGTGGCCAGGGTGGGCGAAATTGACGTCCAGAATTCTTTGGCAATGGTGGGTCTCACGAACGCAAATTCGTCAGCGTACAAGAGTGATATACTCATACCCCGGCCTGTGGTTTCTGTAGTGGTTTGCGATACAATGCGTGAACCGTTTTCAAACTCAATGGAGCCTTTGTTGTAACTGGTAGCACCTGCTCTAATGTGATTGAGACACAGTTCATATGCATATCTGATACGCTGCATAATCTCCTGTGCACCTGTATACTTGTGTGCAGCAATCAAAATTGTGGAATCTGGTACAAACATAGCATACCACAGAAGATAGCCTGCTGCTGATGTTGACTTGCCTGTTTGTCGCGGCATCAGACTGATCGAAAATCGATAGTTGTGATAGGTGTGTATAAGTCGTTTCTGATAATCGTACGGATGATACAGCATTTTACCACGTGTGGGATGCTGGATATAAAAGAAGTTGTCCATGAAATACAGCGGACCAGTCACAGGGTCGGCACAGGCAGCAAACTGTTGCAGTTCTTGTTCTGAGTAGAGTTGTTGTCGATGCGGTGCTTTGACCAGCACTGTTTCGAGGGCGTTGCTCATGATGTGGCCACTTCAATATTTTTTTGATGCTGCAAATACATGACATTTGCTATGTATTTTTGGTAAAGTTCTCCAGGATGCATCAGATCCCTGGCAAGATCAACATGGCCATGGTTCCAGTTGAAAGTTCCAGTATTGTTGTCCAGAGCACCAATGGATGAACATGCAAATAACGGAACATTGGATTTTGCACATATTTGTTCCATGGCCAGCATGGTCTTTTTTGTGTTATAAATTCCATTGAAAGATTGCGACAACCATTCTTTGGCAAAGCTTTCATGCCGGCCCAGGGTGCTGATTTGTATTATGGGAAATCCGTTATTGATGTCACAATACTCAAATCTTGGTTCGGGTGGAATCAAAAGAAAAATAGATTTTGGCTTCAATCTATCAATATAGTATTCCAGAATTCTAAACACAGTGTCAATTGAGGCTCCGCCGCTGCCCAAATTCCACACTGTCAAATCCAACATAGAGGACAACAGGTGCGGCCAGGTTTGCTCTGTATGCAATCCTGTTCCTTCAGTAAAACTGCATCCCAATGCCAGAGCACATGGCCTGTTATCAAATTCTTTGCATCTGTAGCCATGACTATTGTAGGCATATTCAACAACAGAATCGATCCAGCCCAGTTTGTGCAACAAATCACGAGTTGAACTTTTTTGCATATTTTTTTCATAACATTGCAAGGTATCGGTCCCGTTCCAATGTATGGTCTGTCCTCTGCGGGCATAATTGGTCTGGTATGGAGGCATGATGTTGTCAGGGAATAAAGAAGTATTCATAAAGTGTTATGTTCCTGGTTGGAATATATTTTCTATCCAAAATCAATTCAGTGTTATTTGCACAAATGCTCCAGCTCGGGCCATAACTGAACAAAGTTTCCTGCTTGGTCTGTGTGATATTGATTTTCAATTTCTTGTATGTGTTGTTTAAATTTGTGTTCAATACCGGGTGCAGCAGCGGTGACTGCTTGATACATAGCTAGAGAGTTATCAAAGAATGTTTTTTCGACTGCAGTTGCTTGGCCAGACAGATAGAACTTTTGAATTTCTTCTGCTGCTGCCGCAGCAACTGCAGGTCCGTGCAAGAATGGATCCAGGTAGTCGGGCTGAAACAAGTTCTGCCACAGCACAGTGACACCAGCATCTTGGGCAAATTGTCTAAATTCACAAATGCCAGTGGCGCTGTAGACATTGTACACTGCATGAATGCCGCCCCAGTGCCCTTGTGTCTGCATTAGATTTTTGATTGTGACCAAGTTCTTTTGTATCAGAGGCCAACTGGCGCCATGTCGCACATACTCAAGGCGTGGGCCTATGTTGTCAAAGCTCATGCTCCAGCCCACACGTTTGCGCTGTGCTAATTTTTGGAATATGTTGTTGTTTTCTAAATCCACACTCATGTTGGTGATCAAGGTCACAATAGCATCTGGGGGAATCACATCTAACAGTCGGTTGTTCTCAGGCAACAGCAAGGGTTCGCCACCAACCAGTGCCACTTCATGTATGTGTTCCTGGTGCTGTTCGATAAAGTCACACACTTGATCGTAATACGGCCGAGCTCCTGATTTGAATGGTACTTTTTTCAAAGCAGCCCACTTGCTGCTGCACAATTCACCACAATAGTTACAACTTAGATTACAAGTTGTATTCCAGCGTATGTCCACTATCACAGGATAGTGATATTGTGATCCTGCTTGAGAAAAATCAAAATCAGGGTTGACACGATTATGCCAGGCACGTTCAGATTCAGCACCAAAACGTTCAGCTTGTACACAATTGCTGCAATACTCATGTGCTTGCCCAACAGCAAGACTGCGGCGAATTTCTTTCATGGTATTATTATTGAGAATTTCTGTGATACTGTGTGAGTTGAGATTGCCCAGCATGTTGGGATTGCCAGCACAGCAGGTTTTGACATCTCCTCGAGGATTGATATGTAAGCCACGCCACGGGGCGGCACAAAAGAAATTGCTCATGTGTTTATTTACACACAGGCAGATCAGTTTGGCAATTTAAGTCAGTTGCACCAGCTGACCTTGGCGTCGCCATAGTACTCACGGGCCAGGCCATTGCTGATAAGTCCCGAACGAATGCTGTGTCCGTCTACCAGGATATCTCCCAAGATACGGCCACCAAACTTATCCCATCCATAGATAATAACTTGATGTTTTTTAGCTCCTGTAATGGCTTGGGTTGTAAATTTACTCGCCACGAGGGCTTGTTCATTTTCTCGGGGACATTGGGCACGATGTCCTTTTTCAGGCGTGTCAACTCCAAAGATTCTGACAGCCAGTTCTGGTTTGAGCGGAGCAGGTAAAAAGGGGGCGGCGATCACAACTGTGTCGCCATCACTCACTCTGATAATTTGTGCATCATACACCACGCCTTTGGGTGTTTTTTGTGCAACGGCCAGCGCAGGAACGATTAGCAACAGTGCAAGTAGTTTTTTCATTTTCTCATTTCCTTGGTCACATCTGGCCACCATTCTGGATCCGGATTTAACTTGTTCTTGTACAGTTGTTTGATGCGTGTTTCATATTCCGCTTTGCTGCCTTGTACTCGACCAGAAACCACATCCAACACATAGTTCAGAGTCACTGCGTTGGCGCTGAGTGTGGCACATCTAGCACTCACTTCGTTTTTCAGCAGATCCAATAGAATGCTTTCTGATGATTCTGCCAGCACTCTCACAAACTTCTTGGGCACATGCAGATCTATGGTGCTGTACACATAGTCATAGTGTGGTTCTGGGCAGCAGTGTAAGATATATTCATCTAGGACTTCTATACGCTTGAAGCCATCTTTGTCGTACCACACAGCACGATTTTCTGTGAGTTCGTCGGGTTGACCCAACTTCTTGGTCAGACTCTTGACAAGTGCTACCGGTTCTTCGTTGCGCCACTGTGCCAGTGAATTTTTGGATTCTGTTAATATTTCGTTGATACGCATAGTTGTTATTTATTCACTATCCAAAAACCCAATCTATCTCCACCAGGGCTGGGGTACCAAGTTGAGCCCACGGGTTGCGGCAAAGGATTGTCCTTCCATACAGGGTATATGACATCACCTGAGTGATTTCGAAAATCATCGTTGTAGCGTAGATGCACTTCAATTGCAGTGCTTCCTATGTATTCAACATTTATCCAAGGAACAATTTGCCCTAGACCGGTCAAGAACGCCGGCAAAGCATACACTTCACTGATCTTGGACCAACGTGAAAATCTGTCTAGTCGTCGGGCATCATCTCTGAAACCCTCCACAGTGAGATCTTGCTG